AACTATTGAGAGAAAGGATGGTAAGCATGTTGTATTCCGAGATTACTTTGGTAGTAAAGTGTTTAAGCCACCTAAGGAAAACTATATGGTTCCCTCTATAACTATATACCCTTCGGAGATACGGTTCATGGATGGACAGAGAACTCCTTGGGCTAACAAAGTAACTCAGCTATGCAACCAGGAGGAGTATAGACATAGTGTATCTCTCATAGCGGCAGCCTACGCTGCAAAGGGGCACAAGGTTCTGGTAGTATCTGACCGTGTGCATTTTCTAAAAGCATGTGCAGAACTGACCGGAGACAGAGCAATCTGTGTCACGGGAGATGTAGCGCACGAAGATAGAGAGACCCTGATAGATGAGATGCGTAGTGGGCGGAAGGACGTACTGTATGGAACTCAAGCTATATTCTCAGAAGGTATTTCTGTAGATAACCTGAGCTGTTTGATACTAGCAACTCCTGTTAATAATGAGCCTCTGCTCACTCAGCTAATAGGGCGTATCATACGCAAGAAAGAGGGTAAAAAACCTCCTGTAGTAATAGATATACACTTAAAAGGGAATACTGCACGTCGGCAAGCTTCCAATAGGATGGGGTACTATATCAAAGAGGGATATAAAATAAACCAACTATAAAAAAATAGTTCTTGACATTAGTAACATTTTAAGGTATAATATGCTCTTATATAATTGGAATAAAGTATTTAAAACTTGCAAAGCGAATCCACCCGAAATCATCCGAGTGTTCAAAATGTTAGTTGACAAGGATCTACCTTTAAATAAGTATGACCCTGTGTACAAGTACTCAAACATAGATTTTTCTGGGCAGAGCTTCTTAGTTCACCCTGACGTTCTACTATACCAACTATATAAATATTCTTACCGAGATGTTTGCATATACATCGCTTTTGCAGCTTTACGCTCATATGGCGAGTATCAAGCATCCGGTAAAATAACCTTGGATCTACTGCACTTGCAACTAGATCCTGAAATCTTTATAAACAATAATAGACTACTTTGGTTAGAAGGTGATGATATCCATTTCCTTCACGAAGAAGTCCCAATGGAGAAAAACTAGATATGGCTATATCATTTAACAAACAAAAAGGTTCTGCACAGAAAACTTCCATCAGTACTTTTCAGTACAAAGACGGTGACAACCGCATGCGTATTTGTGGCGATATTCTCGCTCGCTATGTGTACTGGGTGAAAGGTGAGAACGACAAGAACATTCCTCTGGAGTGTCTGTCTTTTGATCGAGATGCAGAAGCCTTTACAAATCAAGAAAAAGATTGGGTTCGTGAGTACTATCCCGACCTCAAGTGTGGCTGGAGCTACGCTACACAGTGTATTGACAACGGTGAAATCAAAGTTGTTAATCTCAAGAAGAAGCTCTGGGAATCAATTATCAGTGCCGCTGAAGACCTCGGCGATCCTACTGACCCAGTTACTGGTTGGGATATTATCTTCAAGCGAGTAAAGACTGGCCCTCTGCCCTATAATGTAGAGTACCAGCTTCAAGCTCTGAAGTGTAAGCCCAAAGCTCTCAGCGATGCTGACATGGCTCTAGTAGCTGAGATCAAGTCTATGGACGAAGTAATGTCTCGCCCGACTCCTGATGCTCAGAAAGAGTTGTTGGATCGTGTACGACAGGCTAGTACGTCCGAAGTTGATGACACTCTTGAAGCAGAATTCAACGTAGGATGATTCTATTCACTGCAGACTGGCACTTGAAACTGGGACAGAAGAATGTTCCAGTTGACTGGGCAAGGAAAAGATATGAGTCTTTCTTTGCTCAAATTCACGAGATAGAGAACGAGTGTAGTATGCACATAATTGGGGGCGATCTCTTTGATCGTCTTCCAACTATGGAAGAGTTGGAGTTGTACTTCACATTCATAAGGCAAGTAGGAATACCTACTCTAATTTATGATGGGAACCACGAAGCCACTAAGAAGAACAAGACCTTTTTTAGTCAACTAAAGCAAGTGAGTAGGGATATCAATCCTTTTATTCACATTGTAGACCTGTCCTATGTGGACAAAGACAGAGGGTTTAATGTTCTACCTTACGCAGACTTACATAGAAAGAATAGTATAGAAGCCTTTAATAATCAGTGGCCTCTGTTTACTCATGTACGGGGAGAAATCCCACCGCATGTGAAGCCAGAAGTTGAGCTAGAAAGATTTGAAGACTTCCCTGTAGTATTTGCAGGAGACTTACACGCTCATAGTAATACGCAGCAAAACATTGTGTACCCAGGAAGTCCTATGACTACTTCGTTTCATAGAAACATAGTAGAGACAGGTTATTTACTAATAAATGACTTAGACTGGTCTTGGATGTGGGAGAGGTTTGAGCTACCTCAATTGCTGAGAAAAACAGTGCAAAACCCAGATGATATGATACCTAGTGACTATCATCACACAATATATGAATTGGAAGGTGATATACAAGACCTTTCAAAAGTTAAGAACTCGGAGCTATTAGATAAGAAAGTAGTAAAACGTAGTACGGAAGCAACACTTGTTCTCACTAAAGACATGACTGTCGGAGACGAGCTAGCAGAGTACTTAACCTACATTCTAGAACTCCCGAATGAAAAGATATCAAGTATTATAGGAACTTATAATGATTACTCTCAAACAGCTACAGTGGAATAATTGTTTTAGCTACGGCTCTGACAATGAGTTACTACTTGATGAGAATACTGTAACTCAGATTATAGGAACAAATGGCACTGGAAAGTCGTCAATACCTCTAATCATTGAGGAAGCTCTGTATAATAAGAACTCAAAGGGTATAAAGAAAGCAGACATTCCTAATAGATATCAGGGTGATGGCTATAATATTAAACTTACGTTCACCAAGGATACAGACAGCTATACAGTAAGTATAGATAGAAAGACCACAGTTAAGGTAAAGCTAGAAAAGAATGGCGAGGATATATCCAGCCACACTGCTACTAATACCTATAAAACAATACAAGAGATAATTGGAGTAGACTTCAAGACTTTCTCTCAGTTGGTTTATCAAAGTACAAATGCAAGCCTACAGTTTCTAACTGCTACGGATACAAACCGTAAGAAGTTCTTGATTGATCTATTACACCTTGAAGGGTATGTAGAGCTGTTTGATGTATTTAAAGAAGAGTCTAGAAAGCTGACAGTAGAAATTAGTGGAGCACAAGCCGCCGTTGATACAGTACAAAAATGGCTCTCAGATAATAAATTGAGTGATAGTACCATACTTCCCATGTTGGATTTACGAATAAACACGGAAGAAGAAGAGAAAGAGTTCCGTCACTTGACGAAGGAAATTGAAAATATCTTAGAGCGGAACAAAAAAATCTCTAAGAATAATCAATTAATTGAGCTACTGGGACAGATTGATTTACAGGATATACAAAATCCTTCAGTAACGGAACGAAAGTCTTATGATGCGCTACAAGAAGAAGTAGGAAACTTTACGCAAATCGCAGCGGGGTCAAAACGGCTCTTAACAAAGTTAAACCAATTAGGGGATACTTGCCCTACTTGCGAGCAGTCAGTAGACGCTACGTTTGTGGAGGAATTAAAGAAGGAAGAGACTGATAAGATATCGGTATCGGAGAGAGAAATTGGGAACATTGAAGCAGAAATTAAAAGCATTAAAAGGGATAATAATGAGTTCACGCGTCTACAGACTCTTGAATCGGATTGGAAAGAAATCTATCGCAGTGTGGACAGGAATATTCCTACGTCTCTCTTGGACAAGAACGAGCTTGAGTCACGGCTGGAGAGCGTTCGAACTGAGCTACTTCAACGCAAGGAGCAGTTGGAAAGCACAGCAAAGGAAAACGAAAAAAGAACGAAGCATAACACCAGGATCCAAGTAATACAGGAGCAGACAGACTCCTTTCTAAAGCAGTCAGAAGAGCTACAGGAAGTACTTGAAAAACAACAAGGACTCGCCTCTAACTTAGATGTACTAAAGAAAGCATTTAGTACTAATGGGCTGCTTGCTTACAAGATTGAAAACCTTGTGAAAGAATTGGAAGAAATGGCGAATACTTATCTAGCAGAGCTGTCTGATGGTAGGTTTACTTTAGAGTTTGTAGTATCAAATGATAAGCTAAACGTACAAGTTACAGACGACGGCAAAATAGTAGATATCCTCGCACTCTCTTCAGGAGAGCTAGCTAGAGTAAACACAGCAACTCTTATAGCTATTCGTAAGCTAATGAGTAGTATATCTAAGTCTAAGTTAAACATACTTTTCTTAGATGAGGTTATTGCAGTATTAGACGACACGGGTCGCGAGAAGCTGGTAGAGGTTCTTATTGAGGAAGATTTGAATACATACATAGTATCTCACGGTTGGACTCACCCACTCCTCGATAAAATCGAAGTAGTGAAAGAAGAAAATATTAGTAGATTGGAGTAAAATGGTTGATAGTAGAGCAAAGGGAGCTAGAGGAGAGTATCTAGTACGCGACTTATTACGAGAGCATACTAATCTTCAGTTCGAGAGAGTACCGATGTCAGGTGCTTTGGAGTACTTAAAAGGAGATTTGTATGTTCCAAATGAGAAAAACTTCTTTTGTATAGAGGTAAAAAATTATGCTGAGTCGCCACTCACTGATAAAATACTTACGCAGAAGAAGACAAACCATCTAACCCAGTGGTGGAAAAAGTTACTTATACAAGCAGAAGGAGGAGGCCAAAAGCCTCTTCTCTTCTTTAAGTATAACAGATCAAAGGTATATGTAGGTACGGCAGTATGTCCTCTACACATATCTTATCTGTATGTAAGTGACTTGGACTGCTACGTTTCTCTTGCAGAAGAGTGGTTAGACAAAGAAGAGGTAGAATTCATAAATGGCAATTAGTTTTAACGACCAGAGAAAGACGGGTACACTTGTAGTAGACGCTCTTAACTTAGCATTTCGTTGGAAGCATGCAGGAAGGTCAGACTTTAGATACGACTATATTAAGACAGTACAGTCGTTCGCTGACTCATACAAGTGTAAAGATATAATCATTACAGCAGACGGAGGTGCTTCTAGCTATAGAAAGGGCATACGATCTGACTATAAAGGAAACAGGAAAGAGAAGTACGCAACCCAAACGGAAGAAGAAAAAATTGCGTTTGAAGAGTTCTTTGAAGAGTACCAAGCTACTTTAGATATGATGGAGTGGCCTGTGTTACAATACGCTGGAGTAGAGGCTGATGATATAGCAGCACATCTAGTAAAGAACAAAGAGGAGTTTGGGTTCGAGAATATGTGGTTAATCTCTAGTGATAGAGACTGGGATCTACTTATACAAGAGGGTGTAAATAGGTTCTCATATGTAAACAGAAAAGAAGTAACTATAAACAATTGGTACGATCATTATGAAGTTACTCCAGAGGAGTTCATCTCTCTCAAGTGCTTAACCGGAGATAAGGGCGATAACGTCCCTGGTATTCCTGGCATTGGCCCAAAGAGAGCTTATGTACTTATAAAAGAGTATGGAGATGCCTTCAGTATATACGACGCAGCACCTATTGCAGGCAAGTATAAATATATAGAGTCTCTCAATGAGAACTATGAACAGATATTACAGAACTACGAATTAATGGATTTGATTACTTACTGTGATGAAGCTATCGGTAAAAATAATGTTGCCGAGATAAAGGAGAGGTTTGCGTGTTAATAAATTATGATAGAGATAATTATCTATCGGAGTTCAGTCATAAAACTTTACAGGACAGGTACTTAATAGAGGGTGAAACTTCTCCTCAAGACGCGTTTGCAAGAGCTGCTAAGGCTTTTTCAGATGATGATGCTCATGCACAGAGGCTATACGATTATGCTAGTAAACTTTGGTTCATGTTTTCTACTCCTATACTTTCTAATGGTGGGACATCCCGTGGGCTGCCTATTAGTTGCTTTCTTAATTATGTTGAGGACAGCAGACAAGGACTTACCGGGCATTACACTGAGAATGCCTTCTTATCTAGTGTGGGTGGTGGCGTTGGGGGCTCTTGGAGCGCTGTACGCTCAGTAGGGTCTACAACATCTAATGGATCAGAAAGTACTGGTGTTATACCATTCATGAAAGTAGTGGACGCTGAGATGTTAGCATTTTCTCAGGGAGTCACAAGACGAGGTAGTTATGCAGCATATTTGGACATATCACATCCAGAAGTTGAAGAGTTTCTGGATGTTCGCAAGCCTACAGGCGGCGATGTTAACCGAAAATCAGTTAATTTACATCATGGTGTCCTTATTGATGATAAATTCATGGATATCATAGAGCAGGCTACGCGAGTAGAAGGCTTTGATGACTCTTGGGACTTGATTGACCCACATAGTAAGAAAATTATTAAGACTGTATCTG